TATGTTCGGAGTAATATAATGGAAAAGGAAATAAATAAAAAAGCTTGACTAGCCAGCTACCAACTTTCTAGTCAAGCAACATACAAAATCTATTTCTTGGGGGAAAAGACTAGTACGCATTTAAATTATACATATCAATTATATAAAAATCAATGCATTCGCAGAATTTTTCCAAATTTTAACAATTTAATAGCATTTTAATTTTTCTTTGGTTATCCCAAGGCTTATTAAAGTGCGTCAAAAATCAGAGAGGAGTGATTTTTTGTTTATTTTAACAGATGGAAAGAATTATGTCATGGAGAATCCTATGAAGTCAGGTGAGTATATGATAACAACTTCAAGTTCTATGGCAAAGGAATTTACTTACAAACAGGCGAGGTCATTAGTAAAGAACAGCAGAAAGAAGTATTCATGGATTAAGAAATATAATCTTATTGATGTGGATACGGGGCAGAAGTCTGATAAATCTCTTTATTATAGAGGAAACGCAAATGTTTATATAGGAGATGAAAGTAATTTTGACTATGCCTTATTAGATAAGATTAATTCAGAAGCTAATTCCATTTTAGGATTAGCAGGTTGGGACGACAACCAACTGATTACATATAAGAATTTATTAAATACAGAATTGTCAAAGTGTGATAGTGCAGAAAGTGATATTAATCATGCTTTGGAAAAATATAAGAAGATACTTAATGGTAAGAAGCCACAAGCTCATAAGGTAGCAAAGATAGGATATTTACTTGATGATATCCGAGATAAGCATAAGAGAATAAAGCAGTGTATAAGGTATGTTCAAGTTATGCAAGATGCAATAACCAAAGGATATAACATTGAGAAGATAAAATTAGAACTCAGTAAGGTTACTAGCGATGATTATAAAGGAAGAACAGAATATTGGAAAATGGCGAATGACATATTGGAGGATTGATTATGGTGATATGCAGAAACTGTTTAATTCCTATGTCGGAAGCCATTAGTTTTCGACCAGGAGAAAAGAATCGACATGATAAATATTGCAAGTGTCCAAAATGTAGAAGAGAAACCAAACATGTTAAAGTTATGAATTCTGAATTAACTTTTGGAGAATGTATGAATAAAGAAATTCAAAAGGTAGGTAGAAGCAATGATTAATGAAGAAATGATGAAGGTTATTAATGGTAATCCTGAGATGATGAAAATTATTAATTCATATATGGAAAATGATATGAAAAAACTTAAAAAAATATGTCATAGAGTTTGGTACGGAAAGTTTGATATGAGTGATTATGATGAGTTATATGATGTTGCGGTCGATTGCCTTATAGAAACATTAATTACATATAATGATGAAAAAGCTCGTTTAGAAACATTTCTTGTAGGAAACATCATGAGAAAGACAAGCACATGGATGAGAGATAACAAATATAGGTTAAAGCGTCAGAATCTTTTAAGAGACGAAAATGGAAAATTGATTCTTGACGATGAAGGTAATCCACAGATTATTATGAATGTCTCGCTAGATATTAATACGGACGAGATAAAAAGTATTAAAGAAAATTTACCTTCAAGAGAGAATGTAGAAAGAGAAATATTCACAGAAGAATATACTGACAAGGTTGAGTTGTATTTACAGCACCTGCCACGAAAACAGGAAAGAGTGGCAAGATTGTTATCTCAGCAATATACAAAGGATGAGATAGTAGAAATATTACATATAACAGTGAACGAATATAACGATTGTTTAGTAGGATTACGCTCCTACAAAAATATTGCCATATTAATGTAGTTAAAGAAGGGAGAAAAATATATGTTAATGCCAGTAAAACCAGTTAGACCACAAACACTTACATTAAAGTCATATTTAGACAAGTTTAAAGAAGGTGATGTAAAAGGTGATGCAGATACTCAAAGAGCAATGGGGTGTTATACAGATAGAATGTTTAATGAACTTGTTGTATCTGTTCTTATAGGAGAATATATTCCACCTTTAATTTTAGGAGAAACGTCAAATTATTCAGAAAGTTATGTTGAAGATGGCTTACAGAGAACAACCGCATTATCTATGTTTAGATATGGTAATAAAGCTATTAGTAAAGATATTACTGACAGTGAAATTGCTTATCAGATTAAAGTTAAGGACGAAAATGGAAATTATAAACTTGATGGTAATGATAATTTCATAAAAGAGTGGGAAATATGTGATATAAAAAATAAAACTTATAGTCAGTTGCCAGAAGAGTTAAAGATGAAATTTGATGAGTACCAGATAGGATTAGCAGTTCATCCTGATTCAACTAAAGAAGATATATCTAGAAGAATTCGTATATATAACGAACACGAAAATATGAAAGCAGCTCAAAGAGCACTTACATATATTCCTACATATGCAAAAAATATAAAGAAAATAATATCTAACAACAGATTCTACAAGGATTGTATTGAATATTCTGACAAGGAATTCACTAATGGATTATATGAAAAAATACTTTGTGAAACGGATATGATTATTTACCATCTTGATGAATGGCAATCAGTAGTTAAAACAATGGGTATGTATATTGAAGATAATGCAAGTGAAGAAGAGTTTGAAAAAATAAATGCTTTAGCAACTAGATTATATAACATTTTAGGAGATGATAAGTATAAAAATCTCTTTAGTAAGAAAAATACATATTTATGGACAGCATTATTTGAGAAATTCACAAAATATAATTTTGAAGATTGTATGTTCATCAATTTTTTGAAAGAATTTAATGAGATTTTAGGTGATAAGAGAATTGATGGTTATGACATAAGTTTCAATGAATATGATAAAAAGAAGAGAACTAAAGATAAGAAAGTCGTTAAGACAAAACTTGACATGCTTGAAAAACTCATGAAGGAATATTTACATATAACAGATGTAACAGAAGATAAGAATGAAGCTACATATAATAAGGGAGAAACACATTCAGAAGTTAGTGAAAACACAACTGAAACAGAGAATAATATAGAGTCTTCTGATAATAAGGTAACAAATGATAATAAATCTGAGCAAAAGACGGGTTGTGATGATGAAATATTATCGTTTGTTAAAGAAAATATCAGCTCAGAATTAACAACTGAAGATGTTGAGTTATATGCAAATTGTGTAGATGATTGTTTCGATAAGTATGAAATTAGTATTACATCACCTTTATATAAAAATTGTTATGTTGCTTTAATTGCACTTATGACATATGCAGCAAATAAAGATAAAGATGAAGAGTTTGAAGAGTGGATTCAAAATTATAAAGACAGAACTAATTTTAGTCCTTCTCAGAAAATTAATTATACATATATGAAGCGTAGCTTTGATGATTACTTAGCAAATAGAGTAAAGGAGGAAATCGTAAATGCCTGATATAACTATGTGTACAAGCTCAACTTGTCAGAATAGGGAACAATGTTATAGAGCTATGGCAAAGCCTGATAAATATCAGTCATATGCTGATTTTACAAAATTATGTGCTGAGAAAGATTATCAGTGTATGTGGGTAATTAAGGATGGAGATGTTCTTATAAGTGATGTAGATAATATTATGGCGAGGTGCTAAAAATGGTTAAATTAAAGAGATTGAAAAATAAGATTAATGATTGTATTGCGGTAGGAGAAGATAGTTTGAAAGTACGCCATTCTCAAGATAATGAATTAATAATGAAAGGACAGTTAATGGCATATAACCAAGTTTTAGGACTTATTGATTTATTAATCAGCGGAGAAAAACGATTGGAAGAGAAAGAGTTATCTCAGAATGCTGCGACCTATGATGAGCTATTAGAAATGGAATGGGACAGTAAGTAATTAGAGAATAACACAAAGAGTAAAATTCTTTGGATTGTGAGGTGAAAATAAATGGACAAAACAAAAATTAAAACAAAAGAGGTGTGGTCAGCTAATAAGTGGTATCTGTTTTTTGGAATTTTATTCGTGATTATGATTATCTTATTGGAGATATGTGCAATAAGACAATTTTTTGTGACAGATATGGAAGAAGCATTAGTGTTGCTCTTTATTTTACAACTGCCAGTTATGATTTGTTTATTATTAACAACGATGATTGGAGATTATATTCATAGAGAAAAATTCAATATCTATTACTGCAAATTAGAAAATGGTATTGATATTGATTATATTAAAGAAAATTATTGTATAGAAGATATAAATGAAAGTTGCGTATTATTTGTAGATAAAAGCAACGATCATAATTTCTGTGTTTGGAAATTAATGCAAGGATATGATTCGCTATATCAAGCGGAAATTAAAATGTTTTTATAACAGTAAAGTTCGATTTCTTTGGAAAATGAAAGGAGATTTTATATGGGTGTATCATGTGATATTTGTAAATATGGATGTGAACATGATTATGTGAAAAATAATTATTATTGTTCAAATAAGAACAGTTGCCATCCAATAGCAGATTCCCCAATTGTTAAGAATTGTAGATATGGAGAAATAGACCAATGGAAATATGATTTTAAATATAAACCAAATAAGAGTGATAAAAATGTATCGAAAAAACTTATGTATGAAGAATTGAAGAAGATTCTTTTTGGAATTAAGTTAAAAGATATTGATACTATTATGAAAGAAATTAATGAACTACAAGATAAAATTACATCATACAGAGAACCATATAAATGTGAAACTTGTGCGGTTAAAGAGTGCGATGTATATGCATTAGGTTGTAGAGATTGTAGTGGTTGGAAGTAGTAAGAAAACTTCGTTTCCTTTGGATTATAAACGGAGAATATAACAGTAGAAACAATTAACAAAAAAATAAATATAAGAAAGAAGAGGTACAAAACATGGATGGATTTATGATGTTTAAGAAGGCTTTACAGAAGCACTTCGATGAAATGCAGAAAGAGGCAACACATTTATTTGAGGTAAATGTAGATAAGGATGAATTATGGAATACATATCTTGATAGCTTCCCTGCTGGTACAAATGAGATTTTCAGAGAGCGTAGAGAACATGATTGTAGTTGTTGTAGACAGTTTATTAAGAATATTGGTTCTGCTGTCACTATCAATGATAACCAGATTCATACGATTTGGGAACTGAATCTTGGTGATACAACATATCAGCCAGTATGTGATGCACTTGATACTTTCGTAAAAGCTCATACAGTTACAGATATTTATACAACTAAGTTCCCTAAGATTGG